GCATAGAAATAACGTTTCTTCTGTATTGTGCATTTGTAATTGGCTTCGACATTTGTATCTCTCCGTTAACTTCAACTTACTATATTAATATAGCACAGTTACAATATGCGTCAACCTAAAAAAATGCCAAAAAAAGTAAAAAAAAGTGAAACACACAGGTTGACAGACCATATAAACCTGTTATTATATATGTATAGTTAGAAACAAGGAGAGAGTAAATGGCTTATATTGATACAAAAGATGTTAAAGCAATCCGTGAAGCACTTAAAGCAGAGTTTGGTAAAGACTTTAAATTCAGTGTAACACGCGAGCATTACAGCAGTGTGCGTATTAGTATTATGAGTGGTGTTGAAAACTTCTATGATGGTAGCATGGACAGCACTGACAAGTACAATGGTCGTGTTAATGAGTTTGATGGCTATGAGCAGATCAATCATTACCATACACACTTTTATGGTAAGCATGAAGCGTTGTTTACTAAGATTTCAGAGATTGCACACACTGCACCTGGTCTTGCTGGTGGTCAGAAATACTTTTGTGAGGACGACGCAATGACTGATTACTTTAGTCGTGCTTACTATGTTTCAATCAACGTTGGTAAGTGGGATAAGCCCTACGAAATCAACTTGGAAGGTCAGCGCCGGACCTTAAAGATTGCGGCGTAATACAATGATAAGATTCGATGATTTAGAATTTAAGATTGAGCAATACACAAATATTGCCAGAGCCAGGGTAGATTACAAATTGTACTCACTAAGCATCATACTGGAGGCAGGCAAAAACCATTATGAATGTGCAATACAAGACGACAACAGGCAGTTTGTGCAATTGCCAGGCATCAATGACAAAGATGTTATACCAGGCTTGACAGTTAAAAATGTGAATGGCATAATGACAAAACTCAGCAGTATTACCTGCCACCCAGGAGTGGCAATCCAATAAATACATAGTATTTTAGGAGTAATAAGTTGCCTCGCATTAGTATGTGGCAGGATAATGCCCACACAAACGATTTCAAATTTTTTGATAAACGCATTAGTGAAATGTTCACAGTTGGCGGCACTGGCATCAATATTCACAAATATGTTGGTATCATAGACCAAGGTGCCAGTGATGATGCCTCACAGCCTCGTGTGACTGCAGATGATCCTCTGGCCATACAAGACTTTTTGTTTTTAGAAAACAGAGATCGCAAGTATGATGAGGATGTGTACAATCTGCGTGGCATCTACAACGTTGCAGACACAGACTTTGATTTAAGTCAATTTGGATTGTTTTTAAGCAATGACACTGTGTTTATCACATTTCATCTCAACGAAATGGCAGAGGCACTGGGTCGCAAACTCATGCCAGGTGATGTGTTAGAACTACCTCACTTGAAAGATTATCACAGCCTAGACACCAGTCTAGATCTAGCACTTTCACGGTACTATGTGGTGCAAGAAGGCACACGCCCAAGCGAAGGTTATAGTCCCAGTTGGTGGCCTCACTTATGGCGTGTTAAGTGTACGCCACTGGTAGACTCACAAGAGTACAGTGACATACTTGACAAGATACAGGTTGATCCTAGCACTGGCGAAGAAACAACCAGCACACTGCGTGACCTGTTAAGCACATATCAAAAAGAACTTGAGATCACTAACAACGTTGTTGAACAGGCAGAAAACGAAGTTCCTGAAGTTGGATATGATGTAAGCAAATATTATGTTGCACCTGCGGACGAAACAGGTAATCCACTTGAACCAACAGGGCATAGGGCAGACGAAAATGGACTAAGCACAGACAGTGAACTACAAGATGCAAGTAATACACGCATCACCCCACAAAATGCAAATGCATACAGTGGGTATCTTGTGGGTGATGGGCTTGCACCCAATGGTTATCCAGTCACAATGGGTACCAGTTTCCCTACAGATTCAGTTGAAGGTTCATATGTGTTGAGATTAGACTTTTTACCCAACAGACTGTTTAGACTCACAGGCAGCAGATGGCAAAAGGTTGAAGATGATGTACGTCGCAACCCAACACCAGGTGCTGCAGGACAAAAGAGTCTTAAGATGGGATTTGTAAACAACACAGCCACAACAACACAGGATGATAACACTGTGATATCACAGCGTCAAGCACTTAGTAAAGCACTTGAAATACAAGAGGACGACAGTTAATGCCACAGATGTTCTTTTATGACGAACAAGTAAGACGTTTCCTACTGCAGTTTATTCGTGCATTTAGCAACTTCCAAGTTGAATATGGCAAGAATCGTGATGGCAACACCACACTGGTAACAGTGCCTGTGCGCTACGGCGATGCTACAAGACAGGTATCAAGTATAGTGCGTGGCAATAGCGAAAATGCTGTCATACCCACACCAATGATGAGTGCGTATATCACAGCAATGGAATATAGCAGAGAACGTGTGCAAGAACCTTATTGGTCAGATAAAAAACACATTCGCATGCGCAAATATGATAAAGACACAGGACAGTACACCACAGAACAAGGCAATGCTTTTACTATTGAGAGACTTATGCCTGTACCATATGACCTAAGCATGAACTTGGATATTTGGACATCGAATACCACTCAAAAGTTACAGTTAATGGAGCAAATACTGGTGTTGTTTAATCCTAGTTTGGAAATACAAAGCACAGACAACTATCTAGATTGGGGCAGTCTCAGTTATATTCAGTTGGAAAACACCACATGGAGTAACCGCAGTGTGCCTGTGGGTGTTGACGAAACCATAGACATTGCAACAATCAGTTTTAAAATGCCCATATGGTTGAGTGCACCTAGTAAAGTTAAAAAACTTGGTGTTGTTACTAAGATTGTTGCCAGCATATATGATGACAACGGTGGCATTGCTGACGGAGTCATTGATGGCGAAGTGTTAATGGGAGAACGTATGAAGTTCTCTCCTATGAACTTTGGTGTTTTAATCTTAGGAAACACTATACAAATATTAGACAGAAACGAAACAGTTACAAACAAAGTAGATGGCAGCATACTGAATGATCCACCTGAAAAAGTTGGTCCAGATGATACCAGTTGGCGTGCTCTTGTAAATCAATACGGTGAACTGCAGGCAGGTGTAAGCCAGGTGCGATTGGAAACTCCTGTAGGCGAAGTTGTTGGTACAGTTGCTTATCATCCCAGCAACGACTATCAATTGTTGTTTACAGTAGATGCAGACACTATACCCACAAATGATTTAGATGCTGTGGACAAAGTTATTAATCCACTCAACGTTGCACCGGGTGCAGGACTACCTGCAAATGCAATGGGACAACGATATATTATTCTAAACAGCATTGGTGACACAGACAACACAGATGGCCCAGATGCTTGGAAAGACAGTGTGGGCAATGACTTTTATGCAAGTGCAAACGACATCATACAGTATGATGGTGTGCGTTGGAACGTGGTATTTGACAGTAGCACCGAAACGGGTGTACACTATGTAACTAATACCACAACAGGAATTCAATATAGATGGACTGGCTCAAATTGGGTCAAGTCCTGGGAAGGCGAATATCAAGCAGGCGAATGGAGCATCGTAATCTAAATCGCAGTGTTGGCACACTGTTTTATGCCATCGAAACACAACGCTATATGTTTTTATTGAGAAGTGCCAGAAACCATGACAGCACTTGGGGATTCTGCAGTGGAAAAGTTGAAACAGGCGAAAGCGATATACAAGCACTAGAACGTGAAATTATTGAGGAACTTGGTTTCCAGCCCAATGTTACCAAACACATTCCTGTGGAAACGTTTACAAACGATCGCAAAGGATTCACATTTCAAACTTATGTAAGCATTGTAGGACAAGAATTTTTACCTAACCTTAACACTGAAAACAAAGGATATGCTTGGACTGTGATAGAAAACTATCCCAAGCCACTACATCCAGGTGTGTACAACACACTAAATGCTGATGAGATTATGGCTAAGTTTAAGACTGTTCAGTCTATCTGGCAATAGCACCCAGTTGTGCCTATTACATCATCATTGCTAATACTTCAATGACACCTGTAGTAGTTTCATCACCAACGTGATCTTCAATTGCTTTGCCTATAACAGTTCCCATTGCTGGAGATCCAACATCTGCATCGAACGCTTTTGCCAAACCGTTACCAGCACTAATCATCATATCACCTGCTTCTACAGGCCCTATAACTTTACAAGGTACACGCCCTGCTATTGCAAGTGCAACCCCTTCCTGCGCACTGTTCATCAAGTGTGCTGGATCAGTACTGACAATGCCTGCTACTTTAGTACATGCTGCTACATCACATGCTTTTAGTTTGCCTTGACCGGCAAACATAACAACAGTACCTGGATCAATTTCGCTGTCTGCTGCATACATTTCAGCCAAGTCAGCGTATTTTGCACTTGTTGCTATACCTGTAAATGTTGTGGTTGCTAAGTT